CATACCCAGATAACAGTGGCCAACTATCGATGTCAATGCGCGAGTTGCATCTCGATCCATTTCGATCAAAACATCGCCCATATCCATTGATTCAGCAGCACCAACCAACGCGGCCGGTTTACCAGTTGCAAAGCCAATTGCACCGGGGGCCCACAATGCGCCAACGTGGTTACCGGCACTATCTGTAATGTGTGATGATGTATAAATATCAACGCCTAAATATGAGCCTTTATATCCTGGCCCTTTTGCGCTCATGGCCTCATATGATGCCGGTGCAAATGCCAACGCGTTGTTTGTTTCGCTACGGATATCCGCTTGCAAATCTTGCCATTGTTCAGGATGCAACAACGCAACGTATGGCCCTGGTGCACCTTTACCGGATGATGCCAACTCGAGTTGTTGGAATGCTAGAATAAAATCATCAACAGTTAGCGCGCCGGCTTGTGTAACTGATGCAGTAAATCCGGCAACGGTTGCGCCTGTTAATTCAGCAAACAACAACTCATATGATTTACTGATTGATTCCGCAATACGAAATGGATCAATGTCAGATCCGCCAATTCCTGTCATAGAGGCAAGATCGGTAATTTTGTACATTAGGGCATTTCTTTTTACAACGATATCGGCGTGGCCATCGGTAAGAGATGTTTCACCCACTGCGGTATCTTCCTGGAATGATCCGGATGCGCCTGTAAATGCTTGAAAAGAATCGTAACCATCAAGGCCCGCTTTTCTAACTCGGATGGTGTCCGATCCGTTTCCATTTATAGATCCTACAAAATCCAAAAATGGTGTGTTGCGCAAATTGCGTGCATCGGTAATTAATAATTTAATTTCCTGGCTGATCATCTGTTGTAAACGTAGATCGGCAACCAGTGAATGATTGGTAATATTCGCCATGGTAAACCCCAATGGTGTAAATGTTTGTGTTTGTGTGGTGTTTAAATGGGTTTTACTGCTTTTGCGGGTGCGACCCTACCCACAACTATTGTACAACGCATTTGCGTTGTTGGCAACCCAAAAAAAAACCCTCATGTGAATGAGGGAAAACAACCGAGGCAAATTGTTTTTTTAGGAGAGAATCAAATTACAATGATACTACAATTTCAGCATTGGATACATTTACAACGCTTTTTACTTTAACGTTGTTTGCATCAACCAATTGTACATCCAGTTGAATCAAGTTTCCACTTACATCGTATGCGGATACATGTACAATTTTCTCGCCCAATTGGTGGTTGAGTGTTGCAAATGTATTGGCGGTTAATGATTGCGGTGCAAACGTTTTACGGAATGAACTCAGGGCAACCAACATATCACCGGTTGATCCGTTGTATGATAGCATGTTTCCAGCTGCTGGATCGGCTTGTACTGATCCACGGGCTCGAGCTTGCGTAAACCATTGATTGGTTGCGCCGCCCAATTCCTGGATATCATCAGTATCCGCATCCAATGCAATTTGGCCCGTTAGGTTATTGTATGCCAATCCATCCGTATCAACTGATATCGCTAATCTAGATCTTGCATCAGTAAAATACAAATTGCCGTTTTCTGATACCATTGATGTATCGGCCGCCAATGTGTACACACCGTTTGCATACGATAGCCCGGTTCCAGCACTGAATTCAGCGAATACATCCGATAACTCAACAGACAAAACACCGGTTGAATTATTGTATTGCAATAATTGAACATCCGGCCCCGCAACACTCGCCAACGAGATTGCGCCGCGTGATCTTGCATCCGTGTAAAATAGGTTGGTTTCTTCAGTAATATCATCACTACCAACTGCCAATGTAATTACACCGGTTGCGTTGTTGTAACTGATACCCGATCCGGCAACACTAATGGATCCGCGTGATCTTGCATCCGTGTGGTATAGGTTGCTCGATCCCTCGCTGATACCGTCCGTATCAACATTTAGGGAAAAAGTACCATTTGCGTTGTCGTATGCAAGGCCCGATCCCGCTGCGAAAAATCCGCGGATCTCACCTTGATCAGCTGTAAATACACCGGTTACACTGTTGTAATCGATCCCACTGGATGCACTCAACGCCCCGCGAACCTCAGCATCAGTTACATCGGCTCCCTCAATTTCGGTAAAATCGGTTGCATCACCGGCCGATCCGCCATTGTGGATCCATGTTTCAGTACGGCCCGATACGCCTGTGAGTACGATAATATCGCCCTCTTGCTTTTCGTCGCCATTACTGTAATTGCTTGTAACCCACGCGCCAATTGATGCGGCTACTGTATCAACGGCAACATCTGTAATTGTGAGTGGCTTTAACTTTAGTTGTTGTTCACCATTTACGGTTACCAATTCCGCATAGCTTGCACTATCGGTGGCGATTCCAACAATAGCGTTGGCCTCTAAATATTGTTTGGTTACGGCGTGATCATCGGCGGTTATTGCGCCCTCGATAGATACCTGGCCTTTAAATACATTTTGTGGGCTAAAAAATTCCATGATATGGGATCCTGTTTGGTTTTGTTAACAATAGGTGTGCCACGTGACACACGTGTATATTAACTGTAATAAACCGTGCCCGTTACTGCATTTAGGAATGTTACAACCATACGTGTTGTTGTGGTGTGTTCAACATCGGCAAACACAATGTAATCATTGATAATTACATAAACGTGCGGCGTGTATCCCAAATTGTGATCAATAACAACGGTTGTGGCATTTGTGAATTGGTGTTCAAATGGCGGTTGTGTTGTAAATAATGCGTTGGCCATTTCTATACCTCATCTTCAAACGATACAATTACATTGCCGCTACTGGATGCCATCGCCACATAAATGTATGTTGGCCTATCTTTACCACGCCCCAGGTTTTGTTCAACCATGCCGTAATTGGTAACAAATAAATGATGATCAACCATTACACCGTTATCCTCACCCTCATACGCAAAATATACAATGCCGCTTTTGGTGGCGATCGTTACTTTACGCGCACGGTTTGGCATTTTGATTTGTGTATTGTTGGTGGTGGCCGGTATGCTGCGAATATATGGGAATGTATTAACGGTGGAATAATCAACCATTTTGGGTGCCTCGGGTTTTGGGTTTACTTTATGTTGTGTAAATCAACTGTTGTTTGATATGTGGCCTATCGGTTAAACCATGCCTTGCGAGCTGCATCACGGTTGGCCCTGTATACCTCTAGATCCGCCGTGGCCAGATTTTTCAAAATGTCGCCGGCTTGTGTGGGTGCGGGTTGTGCACCTGTATTGGTTTTGGGTGGTAACAACGCCGGGGCCACATCCGCAACCGGTGCACCATTATTGGCAACATTGGCATTGGGTGTGGCGGGTGGTGTTGAGGGATCAACTTGTGGGGTAACTTGTGGGGTGGTTTGCAAATGTGGGCGCAATACCAATGGGGCCGTACTCGGATCGGCTTTGATGGATGCCAACCAATCGGCCAATGGTGTTGGTTGTTCATTGCCTTGCATGGCTTTATTGTATGCCCATTCCACCGCGTCGCGAATCTCAGGATCTGTAAAACCATTGTTGGCCATTGCACTATGGCGATCGTAACGTGTATTGGAATTGGTTAATTGTGTTTGCAATTCCTCAATTTTTGATTGCAATGTATCCAATGATCCCAAACGGCCCGTTGTGTTGTCCAATTCCGTTTGCAATGTTGTGGCCTGTTCTTCCGCTTGCAATGCGCGTGCGCTTAATTTAGAAATGCGATCTTTAAATGCCGCCTCCAAATCAGATTTTGCCACATATTCGACGCCCTCAATTTCTTTTATTCTCATTTTGTATTACCTCGTTAATTGTTTGCATGGCCCGTTTGGAATTATCCCAACACATGCCACGTATTATTTTAATGTATTTATCCAGGGTTGCCAATGGGAACCAACGATCCCATAAATCATGTTGATCCATGTCCGTGCCTATCGTATCCGCATATTGGCACATGCGGTGGGTTACTCGGATCGAATCTGCAAAACATTTGCCGTTGGCATCGGCTAACCACTCAACGGTGGCCACTTTTTCGGTGTTGGTTTGTTCAAATGCCCAACCACAATGTGTACAAACTATTTGATCCATATTAGATCCCATATTCCGCACGCTCGCGCCGTATTTGCGCCAAATACTCGCCGGCCTCTTTTGCGTCCATATCGTCATACATCATCATAACAGCTGTAACGGGTGAGATTAAACCGGCTTGTAATTTGGCTAGTATATCCTCACGTTGTGCCCGCATTTCTTCCGGGCTCAATGGCATACTGTGATATGATACCCTGTAACCATCCTCGGGTAAATTAGTACCCAAATACCGGTTTGCCAACATTGCGGTTTTGGCTAGTAATACCTCATCACAACCACGCATTACACTTGCATATTTCTTTTGCGCATCTCGTTGGCCACTACGTGATACCGCCAATGCAAACCCAGATCGTGGATCGCCTGATTGGCGGGATATGTCCGATGGTGAGATCCCGGCGGCCAATGCTACACGCATCTCGTATTTGGATATTGATTCCAACAAACTATGTGGATCGGTTGGGTTGGCAAAACTACCCACCAACGGTTGGCCCTGTGCATCCGGATCTTGAGTAAATACCAATATCGAGCTGGGATCGGTTGCAATACTGGATCGGCGTGCAATTTGATCATTGTCCATTTGGGATAACCCCGCCACCGATAAACCGGCCACATACTTTTGGGCCCAGGCACAATCTCGTACACAATGCACCCACATGGAATACAAAACGGCACTGGTTAACGAGCCATACACCATTTGCGATCCGTTGTACGCATCCCATAAAAAGCCCGTTTTTTCTGCATGGTACAACACCACCGGCAAAAATGGGTTGCCGTTACCATCTCGATATGGGTAATCCTCGCCAACATGTGTTGGGTGGCCCATAAACAATTCAGATACATCCGCACCCATTGATCCATCATTGTTTATCTCAAACATTCCAAACATTGGGTTGTTGTAATCTCGTATATCCAACACATCCGCAACCCAAATGTATTTTTGCGTTACCGGATGTTTGCGGATACGCATTTCTCGGTAATAGTTTGGCACATCCGGCATATCCGGATCTGATTCACAATATACAAAATCGGGTGTTACCAATCGGTATTGTATGCCGGGGTAATCCGTTTGTGTATCACTGTGTGGGTTTACATCAATACGGATAAACGATTCACGCAAACCAATTACCATTTGTTGGGTGCGTTGCATCAACGGCCACAAACCGGCTTTTGTTACTAGCCCTTCACGAGATGTCAACGCCTCAATGTTGCCATTGATATTGGTTACCGTTGGCGTTTCATGGTACAAAACCGATAATTGGCGGGTGATTTGTTCAAATGGGTTTGAACTCAGATCCGCCGGGCCCCATGATTCGCGCCGATCGGCCGGCAAATGTCGCGATAATTCATCCTCTAAATCTTCAGCCCATGCACCAATAATTAAACGGCGGCGTAACCCCGTGTGCATTACTCGGTTTTGATCTTCGGGTGTGGGTGCAAATGGTATTATTGGCATTGGTTGCATTTAGTATAACCTCAGATTTTGAGCGGGGGCCCTGTATTTAACATCAATTGTGGGTACAACGGTGTACCGCAACGCATCGATACAATGGCCGTATTCATCACGGGATCGTTGTGATTGCGTGCGTTTCATTGTCCAACGTTGCAAACTCATTATAGTACGTTTACAACGGGGGTGGATATAAAAATTCTTGCGAGCTTGTATCGAGTGAATCAACGCCGCACCATGGTAAACACTGTAACGGGGTTTGTACACTGTACGTATGCGCCATGGCAAACCACGTGGCGGGTATTGTAATGTTTTCTCTAATGCACGCGATAAAAGAGAATTGCTCATTTTACCCGCACCGCCGCCGCCATGGTGTATGTTATCACCTGTCCAACGGCATGTGCCGGGCTCTATGTGGTTGCGTGCGCACATCTCCAAAATGGCCCGTGCGTGGGCCTCGGGTGTTGCCGCACCGCTTGTGTATTCATCCAATACATATATTATTGGCCTTTCCGGATCGGCCATGTTTATTGCCGCCAATAGTGCAACCTGTGCGTTTGGTTGTGAACCGTGATCAACACCGATCGCAAACTCGTATTGGCCACCCGGTGGCGCGGGTAAACTGGATATCATTGATTCATCAAACGCATCGAATACGCGGCCCTCGGGTACACCCACGGCCCAATCACCCGATAACCGTGCGGCACGATCTATAGGCAAATAGGTTTTGGCTACCCGATCTATCATGGCCTGATCAACGATCGGTGCGCATTGCAAGGGCGTTGTATCAACAACTGTTAATGGAGCTTGATGGCATGATACTGTACCATCATCCACCAACTTTTTTAAATACGTTACATCCTGGCCAACGGGTGTCATGGTGATGCCAATTGTACCGGTTTTACCACCCGCACCACCACGTAAAACACGGGCCGCCAACTCGCCCCAAACATCTTGCCCCACGGGCTCATCAATCGCTACGTACGAGATCGTAGAGGATGCGAGGCCCAAACCCTGGTTTGCCGTTTTTACCAAAATCATTGATCCGTTGCGAAATCTGATCACGGGGTGAATACCTCTAAAGCCACGCCCCGGTTTAAATTCACAATCCGGGTGCAATTCGTTTTTTGGGCACATGTTATATAATTTTTCTTGTATGGTAATACTTTGTTGGTGGCTATGGGTAATTAGAAATGCCTGTATCGGTGGCGGATCGGTTTGTATGTACGGGTGTGTACCCAAACAACGGTGGATCAATTCGGCACAATTTGCCATAGTTTTGCCAACCTGGTTGCCTCCCAAAAGCAATTTTATCTTGCTATTGTCCCGCATCCACCGATGTTGTGGAGGGGTTGGCCTAAAGTACGCCAACGGGTTTGTGTTGGCCCGTTGTTTAATCTTGCGTATGTTGCGTGTTATGTGGCGCATGCTCATATGGTACCCCCAAATGTGTTGCACCCTCGGATAACACAACGGCCATTGGATCGCCCCGCAATTTCGCAATGGCCGTGCATGCTTTTATGTAATTTCGGGCCCTGGGCTCTACACCTTGCCGCCATTTTATTACCATGGTTGGGTTGCCTTGTATTTGATCGGCCAACCACGTAATGGTTTTGCCATTGGCCGTTAAATTGCGGCGCACCCACTCGCCAAAATTGCCAATTTTGTTGTGCATCATTAACCCCGTGGCAATCGCATGGATCGCATTGGCAACACTCACACATTATTTGCGCCGTGTTACAAAATCTATACATTTATCGTAATCTATGGTTGTTTTGTTGCACGCATCGTAAACCGTAATGGTGTTGGCAACATTTGCGATTTGTTCGCACTCAGATTGCGCCGCACCGCCTCCATTATGTTGCAACCTGCAAAACATCTCACGGCACAACAACGGGCCATTGGTGGCCATGTAATCCGCACCACATGCAACAGTTAACAAATCGGGTGCGGTTAAATTGGTTTTGATTTTGGTTTGAGATTCCAACGCCGTGCGCACATCCGCAATTTGTTGGGCCAATCCAGCATTTGGATCAACATCCGGTTGGCGTGTGCCAATCCACAACGCAACACCACCGGTGGCCAATCCACCACCCAATATGCCCCATAGAAATGCCTGGATTATACTCATTTTATTACCTCGATATCATTTTGTAATTCATTACCCCAAATATCCCAACCCTCGGTTTTTACACGCGCAAACAATTCTAATTTGTTTTGTGTTGGGAACATCGCCACAATACGGTTGCGTACCTCGTTGGGTTTGGCACTATGGCGGCCACGCTTTTGTTGTACATATTGGCGTACATTGCGTGCGCCACGGGGCGTTGGTATTTTTCCCCGTTTGCCTAAAATTACCAATTCGCATTGGCTCATTGTATAATAACCCGGATTAACTTTCATTTTATCCCAAACAAATGCCACGGTTATGTATTTAAAACCCCATGCCAACATTAGATCAATGGCTTGATTTAGATGTGGGCTGGATGTCCACATAAACAACAAACAATTATCATTGCACAAATTGGCGATTGGTAATTCTTTTAACTCAGTTAAAACCATGGTTGGGTAATGTGCAATTGCACCACCGGTTGGCCCTATTGCGCCGGCGTGTTGCTTTTGTCCTTTGTAATCCCATGGCGGATCGGCATAAATTATATCATACCTCATACTATTTTACCCCCTTGTATTGGTATCACGTTGGCCAATTCCTGTAC